GATTGCGGGAGAACATTCCGGTATCTGGATCAACATCATACCGATAATGCCTCAGACAAGTTAGCCCGTCAGCACAGTTTTCCCGGTCAAACCACATGGTCGAGAACATTGTTCTGGCAGCGTTGATGGAGTCAACAACGGGGACTTTAGGCAGCACTTTTGTCTTGAATTTTGCGTTTCGGACGATTTCCTCAATGCTTCGCCCGTTTCCAGCCAAGGTTTTGTTCTCGGCATCGTGAGGTAGCCATAGCGTGTCATAGATATACCCCTGCTTTTGTAGTTCACCAAGGTAATGATTGACCGTCTTTTGACTATCTTCCAGGTATCCAATCAGGCGAGTTTCTAGCCCAATGAACTGGACGAACCAGATAGCAGTTTGATCTGACCAGCCCAAGTCCCAGACCGCATGAACCGGCTTGACAGGATCGTAGGGCACTCGGGTGATCCGCCCGTCTGCTTCGGCTTTCTGCATTTCTTGGGCAAATATGGCTCCATCCACAGTCTGGCGGCACATTCCTTCCCAAACTTGGTTGTAAGCCTGAATGTCTCTGGCTTGCAGGGCATCCTTCTCTTGTCTGAGCGTTTCAGGAAACCAAGGGTTATCCGACCAGTTGATCTTGATGACAATGCAGTCATCCGGGGGTTTGACCACAAATCGCTGGTAAGTTTCGTCTGTCTCCAACTCGGGGTTGAAGCTAATCCATATCTCCGAGCCTTCCTTACGGATAGTCGGAATCAGGACATTCCAAGACAGACGGGAAACCGTTTGTGCCTCCTCCACCCAACATACGTCTATTCCTTCGTAACTTTTTACGTTAGCAACGTTGTTTTTCAGGCCAACAAAGGCGAATTCTGTGCCGTTCTTGCCCCTGATTGTGGCTTGGGTGATGTCATAAAACTGAATCAGGCCCAACGCCTCAATCTGGTCGCACAGCAGCTTATGAACCGAATCCCGCATGGAGGTCATAAACTCCCGAGCGCACAGAATACGCAACGGGCTTTTAGCGCCCAGAATCAGGAGCGCCCTAGCAATCCCCCAGGATTTAGCGCCGCCCCTGCCGCCATAACAAACCTTGTAGCGGCTCTTTTGGAACAAGCCTTGTAGCTTGACCGGGAATTCGGCCCTGGCTATTGCGGCTTGTAGATCACTCATTGGGCTTTACAAAGCTAACCTGGATGCCCTGCAATGGCTCACCGTCTGCGCCAGTAACCTCATTCCTGACGGTTTCAGACCAGCGCATTTGGCTTTTGGTCCACCAGATCAGGCTGGTCGTGTCGCCGGCGACCGCCTTCTGATACAGCGTTTTAGCAATCTGGCTGTTGGCTTTGGCTTTCCCTGTGTCCAACTCTGCCCGGTAGTACTTCCGTAGCGTCTTGTCATCAATGCCCACCAGAATGGCAATCTGCTCGTGCGGCAAGCCTAATCCGCTGGTGCTTTCGACCAGTTTACGGAATTCATCCGTTGGAACGTGGGGTGCTTGAGGTATGACAGGCATTTTATAAAGGGGAACTCGCTAATATTTAAGCAGTTTCGGTTACTTCGGTCAACAAAACAGCCTTTTTGCCGGTGAAGTCTTCCCATCGCTTTACGATCACATCGCAATACTTTGGGTCTAATTCCATCAGCCGAGCAACACGCCCATTTTTTTCCGCGGCAATCAGCGTTGTTCCGCTTCCACCAAAGCTATCCAGCACAATATCGCCGCCTTTGGTGTTATTAAGCATTTGGTATTCAAATAACGCAACAGGCTTCATTGTGGGATGTTCGCCATTTCTAGATGGTTTGTCGAATTCAAGAATGGTTGTTTGCTTGCGGTCTGAAGCCCACAAATGACCCGATCCTTCCTTCCATCCGTACAAACATGGCTCGTGCTTCCAATGGTAATCTTGCCGCCCCATTACAAGGCTAGATTTTTTCCAAATTAAACACTGCCTTACCGTCCAGTTTGCATCTTTCGCCGCCCCTCGGAAGTTATAACCTTCCGAATCGGCATGCCAAATGTAAAAGACCGCCCCCGGCTTCATAACCAAGTCAGCCGTAACATAAGCATCACGTAAAAACTGACGAAATTGGTCATCTCCCATGTCGTCATTTTTAATTGTGAGCCCAGTTCCACCTTCGTAAGCCACGTTATATGGCGGGTCTGTCAGCCACATATCCACAAGTTGTCCATCGCATAGCTTTTCCATGTCGTTGGTGCTACACGAATCACCGCACATTAGCCGGTGGTTGCCCAATTGGTATATATCTCCAGGCTTTGTCTTGGCCTCCGCGGGAACATCTGGGGCAGCATCTTCGTCAGTTAGCCCCTCGGTTAGTTCCACGGGCTTCAGCGCGTCTATCTCCTCAAGGCTAAATCCGGTCAATTCCAGATCAAAGCCTAATTGCTCGAGTTCCTGGAATTCTATGTTCAGCAGGTCATTGTCCCACCCGGCATTCAGCGCCAGCTTGTTGTCGGCAATGATGTAAGCCTTGACCTGGGCGGTGGTAAGATTTTTTACCTCAATGCAAGGGACCTTACTCATTCCAAGTTTCCGAGCAGCCATAAGCCGCCCGTGACCTGCAATGATGCTGTTGTCGGTAATCAGAATTGGGTTTGTCCAGCCAAATTCCTTGATGCTTGCCGCAATCTGTGCCACTTGCTCATCGCTGTGGGTGCGGCTGTTGTTAGCATAAGGTATTAGTTCTGCGACATTCTTTTCTGTGATCTTCACTTCTTTTTAGCTTTGCTTTGGGCTTCTCGTTTGGTGCTGTAAGCAATTGCTACGGCTTGCTTGATCGGCTTGCCTGCTTTTACTTCAGCCTTGATGTTTTCTTTGAAGGCTTTTTCACTCTTTGACTTCTGTAACGGCATTTTCTGCCTCCAGTTGGCTGATCATGTTGGTTACTTCCTGAATTGCACCCGTGATCTGGAGCAGCACGCTTTCATGCTGTTTTGCCAGTTGTTGCAGTTCAGCCAGTCTCTTTTGCAGTTTTTCTTTCATTTTTTATCTCTTTTTAAAGAGGGGTTTCCCCCTCCCCATCAGGTCGCGCTGATCGTGGTTGCCGGGTCGTCAACACGCTTCCAGACGGAACCGTTGCTCAGAGCCAGGCAAGGCGAACCTGCGGCTCCGTTGGTCACCCAAATCACCAAACCGGCGGGGCTGGCGGCAGGCACAGTCGCTACGGTGTAGGATTTAAATCCAACTAGGTTGACGGAAGGATCAGCATAAGCAACGCCAGTTGCAATGCTATTGGTCGAGGTGGTTGCCATGATTACTCCTTAAGGTTAGGCCACTTGATTCTAATCAGCCTGAACGATACAAGCAATGTCGGCTTCTTGGATTACCTGGTAGTCCTGCCCATCAATGCGGTGGGTAGGCCAGTTCAAATAATCCCCGTTGCCGTATTTAATGAAATCCCCGACCTGAACTTCCGTCACGTTGGGGCCGACAGCGACAATTGTGCCCTCATTGAAGGGTTCTGTGTTAACAACTTGGATGATTTCGCTCAAAGTCCTGGCTTGAGGACGAACGACAACGCGATCACGCAGAGGGATCAACATTTTGCCTCCGTGTGTATTTGCGCTTGGGCTTGTCAAATGCTTGCTTGGCTTCTTCCCATCTTGCCAGAGCACCTTCGACTGTTTTTTCCTGGTTCATCTCAACAACAGGGAGAGCAACTATGGCGGGTTCTTCAGACGAAACCCATTCACCGCACCAGTCGTGCTTGTGCTTGTTTTGATGCGTGGGATACCTGCGGCAAAGACCAATGATGTTCTGGTCTTGCCAAAAACGGCAGGCTCCGCAATTAAAATGCTTTCCAACCATTAAAACCTCCTTTTTAGTGGCTAGAGATCCGCTTGGTGGTGACTCACCTTGCGGATTTCGCTTTACTTGTAGGCGCTACGGGTGTGAGTGTAGCAAATGCCAGAGTGACGACCACCGTCAAACTTCTTGTCGCCACCCTTAACCATTTCGCTCTCGCCACTCGGAACCATGCCCTTAAACGTGCCTTTGCGCTCGCCAGCGGTGTCAGCAGCAGAAGGGTTGCCCTTCATGGTTGCGTGAGTGCCGTAGCCTTTCGGCTCTTTCTTCATAATTTCTGCCATTTTGTCACTCCAAGAATCTGAGTTTGTACAGGGTGCTGTTGATCAGATCTGCAATTTCATCAACTAGATTTTGCAGTTCACTATCCTGCGGAAGATGCTCTCTTGCCTCGCCCACAAAGGATTTGATGCTCTCCAAATACTTCACGGGATCTTTGCCATCGTGAAATTCAGAGGGGAACTTTTTGAGTTGCTCATACTTGCCCATGTAGGCTTCAGCAAACTGATCCGTCAGATCAATGATTTGATCGTAGTACTCACCAAGGGCTTGGTGCTTGGCGTAGCTGTCAGTTGACCAGTGCATGAAATGCGTAACGGTGCTGGAGTGCAGCAACGTAGCGACAAATTCGGCAACTTCATCATTCATGGTTTCACTATAACAAAAAAGAGGGGGGCAAGAAACCCCCCACCCGACCAAGGCAACTGCGGGAGGAGACAACCCAGACGGTCAGGCATCCCATTGTGGCACAGGCACATTCTCAGGCCACTCCCCACGGACTAAAAGTAAAGCCACAGTGTTCTTGTGTGCCTTCAACCACTTTTCTTGCCGTTCTTCTTTGGTCAGGTTCTTGCCCTGGTCAATCTCATAGTGACACTTCAAACACAGCGCCGCTGTAAGATTGTCGTCAGCTTTGATTCCCTTACCTTTACCGCCGCCCCAATTGGAGTGCGCCGCTTGAGTTGGTCCACCAGCCCCACAGCACTGGCAATCCAGCTTAGACACGGCTTTCAATAGTTTTTGGCTACGGACATATTGGCGTTTTTGAAACATAAGGTTCTCAATTTGTCGCTTGCGCCAGCCGGTCACGATTCGCCTCTTGCGCGGATAGCTTCTCTATTTTCAAGAATGTGTACGGCATTCCATTCGCCCAAACCAGCAAACTCATTTGCCCATTCTTCACGCTCTGCCTGGGCAACATATTCAGCAAACCATTGCAGATTTAATCGCC